ATGTCGCCACGAGCAAGACCCATATCATTTAACTCTCTGTCACTTAGACGTGAAAGTTCTTTGATAGTGATTTGTGCTTGTCTGTGGTGTTTGTATTTTGCGGCTAGTTTTTTAAACCAGTTTGCCACTCCGGTCAGGCCAATTTTCTCAGCCGTCATTGTAATTGAAGTCATTGCTTCATTCTCCTTTGTCTATATGTGTGTGTGAAATTAGGTATGTCACGACCCCGGTCTCTCCCGGCGCTACCACGGTACCCTAGAATTGGTACCACTTGTATGGCATGGGTTATGCCCTTCATTTTTTCTGAGCTGAAGACGCTCTCGAGAATGAAATTAGTGCAGGATCACTGTTCTATTTCATCAGTATTTATACTATAGTATAATAAAACTTGACAAAAATCAACTGTTATTTGTGCAAGACTGTGTTGCTATTCTTGCATGGGTGCGTCAGTCAATCTTTTTCTTGACAACTAGATAGTTTTATGTTTAAATAGTAGCATGAAAATATTAATTGCAGGTTATGGCTTTGTAGGCAAAGCACAAGAGCTCGTTCTAAAAGATTATCATGATGTTACTATCTATGATCCATATCTTGGTTACAAAGATTATCCTTTAGACGTTGATGCCATTATCGTTTGTGTGAGCACTCCGCCACGGCGAGACGGCAGTTGTGAAATGACAAACGTATTTGAAGTTATTGATGCGTCTCCTGATGTTCCTATCTTAATTAAGAGTACAATAAGTGTCGAAGGTTGGGAGATGATAGTAGATGCATTTCCTAATAAACAAATTTGTTTCTCTCCAGAATTTCTTAGACAAAATACTTGGGAAAAAGATGCTTTGATTGACCATATGTATATTGGAGGGAATTGTAATCATTTTTGGAGTGATATATTCATAAAGGCTCGAGGTAAATTGACCGTAGAAATAGAGTCGCCAGCTGAGTTAGTTGCTGCAAAGGCTTTTCGAAATAGTTTCTTAGCAACAAAAGTAACTTTTTTTAATCAAATATATGATTATTGCAAAGCCTATAACTTAGATTATGATTCAGTTTCTAAAGCAGTGGGTGCAGATATGCGAATAGGAAATAGCCATACTCAAATTACAGAAGAGCGAGGCTTTGGAGGACACTGTTTTCCAAAAGACACTAAGGCAATTGTACGTTCTGCACAAAGAAATAATACAAGATTAACATTAATAGAAGAATCAATTAACTATAACAACGCCGTTAGGAAGGATAATATTTGAAAATGAAAATCATAACAGGGAATGCTAACCCTAAATTAGCAGAGAGTATTGCAGAACATTGTTTTGCAACTCTAGTTCCGGCTAAAGTTTCTACATTTGCAGATGGCGAATCTAGTGTAGAATTTTTAGAAAATGTGCGCGGTGAAGATGTGTTTATTGTACAATCTACATCAACACCAGTAAATGATAGTTTAATGGAACTTATGATTATGATTGATGCGGCTAAGCGTAGTTCGGCCAAACGAATTACAGCAGTTATTCCTTATTTTGGTTATGCAAGACAGGATCGTAAGAGTGCAAGCCGTACACCTATTACAGCAAAACTAGTTGCTAATTTAATTACAACAGCAGGTGCAGATAGAATTCTTACAATGGATCTACACGCAGGTCAAATACAGGGTTTCTTTGATATTCCAGTGGATGATTTAACAAGCCGTGTTGCCTTTGCAAAAGATATCAAACGAAGTATTGGTATTATTGATGACCCAGAGGTAGAACAAGCAGGTACTGTATTTGTTTCTCCGGACGCAGGTGGTGCAGTTCGTGCTAGAAAATTTGCTGATATGTTCCGCGGTGATATTGCTATTGTTGACAAGCGTAGGCCAGAAGCAGGCAAAAGCGAAGTAATGAATCTAATTGGAGATGTCTCGGGTAAACACGCAATTCTAGTAGATGATATTGTTGATAGCGGAGGAACATTATGTAAGGCTGCTGACGCAATTATGAATGCGGGTGCATTGAGTGTACGTGCTTATATAACTCACGGTGTATTGTCAGGAGAAGCCTGTCAACGTGTTGAAAAGAGTGTACTAGACGAGTTAGTAATTACTGACAGCATTGCTTACAAGTGTCCTAAAAACGTAAAAAAAGTGCGCCAAGTTTCAGTTGGCACACTTTTTGGTGAAGCAATTAGACGTGTAAGCAATGAAGAAAGTGTAAGTAGTCTATTCCCTGCTTAGGATTGACTATTTTCTTTTCCACTTGCATACATTTCTAGGTTAGCAATGTAGAAGTTCATACCGTGATCTGAAAAGTTATCAATACTACCTGCTTTGATGCCTATCCACATACCACGCATACGATCTTTGAAACGCTGCCACCCTGTTGGTGTGCGTATATTACCCCAGGCATTCATGTAATGCTCTGTACCGTTGTGTCTATATCCCATTATTGCTAGTGGAACACGGGTGACTATGTCATTGTTGTTTACCCAGCGATGATGATCAATATTCATTGCTTTACAGTATCCGGGCCATCCTACTCTTGGAGAACCATATGTATAAACTTCTTCTGGGTCTCTGATTGATTCTTCGTAGTAACAACGACTGGCCATAATAGTTGTCATTGCTGCACCTAGGCTATGTCCTGTAAACCACAGTTTATTATCTTTGTTCACAGTACGTTGAATATCTTCCAACACCATTGGCCAAAGTTCGTCTACTTCTGCTTTGAATCCTTTGTGTACTCTGCTTACTGTTTCTGCAACAACAGGAACAGCATTTAAATCTGCTTTAATATCATTAAATTCACTTGGCTGTGTTCCACGACAAGCAATTACCATGTCGTCTTTGTTTTGAAAACGGTATGCTTGTGCGCCATCTCTGTTGTAAAATTCAACAGTTGTAAATCCTAATTTTTTTACTTGCTTTTTTACGTCTTTGACGTTATCATTATACGCTATACTACTTAACTTTGCGAATAAAAGAGAACGCTCGGGAAACGATAATTTTGATATTGACATTATACCCTCCATTGTGTGTTGCCCCATTTGCACACGTATTTATAGTCTAGGTAAACTAAATACATTATCGGAGTTAATAAAATGAAAAAACGTACCAGAAGTATATTAGAAGAATTGAGCAATCTTGATCGTTCCAAGACTAACGATCATCTAATTGAGGCAAGTGGCAGCAATATAATAGAAAGTGCTATAAATCTTCTTAACAAAATAACTAATACCTATGATGCAGATACGGCTGGGGAATTAGAAAGACGTTTTTTGAATAGTATTAAAAGTGGAGATCCACGTAAATTCAAACGTGGTATAAACAAAATAATTGAGAGCAAGAAAAATGATATTGACTGAAGGTGGTAATGTTTTTAAAATAGTAGATGGTGATAACGTTCAGCTAATTACACAAAGAATTGCAACTGCTGATGTAAAGCCGACTATAGCTTGGCTTAATGCTACGTTTGGATTTAAGTTTGTTGACGCAGACATGCTCGGTACTACCGGACAGAAAAACAAACCAGACGGATCATTTGAAGAAAATTCATCAGGTGATATTGATTTAAATGTTGATATTAGAAAATTACCTAAAGAAGAAATTATTGCAAAACTTACTGCGTGGTGTCAAAAACAAGGTATTCCAGACTTGGAAATTATGAACAAGGGCAGAACGTTTACGCAAGGTTGGGTAGCAAACGCAGGTCTTCAAGTACACTTCCGTACTCCGATCAGAGGCGATGTTAAAAACGGCTTTGTTCAAACAGACTTTATGCTTACAGACAATCCTGCTTTACAACGTGGAGCAAAGCGTGGCGGCACAGAACATTACACGGGTGCAGATAGAGCAGTGCTACTTTCTAGCCTAGCAAGAGGTAGAGGCTACAAGTTTAGTCCAACCAAAGGTGTAGTTGATCCTAACAATGGAGATACTGTTGTTGCAGACGACTGGGATGAAATTGCAGAAATATTATTAGGTCCAGGTGCAAGAGAAGCAGACACGCATACAGTTGAACAGATGCTTGCGAAACTAAAAGGCGATCCAAACTATGAAGAATTAATTGCTCCTTGGAAAGAGAATATGGAGAAGCAAGGCAAACAAGTTCCGGAACAAGCTCAAGAAACATTAGCTGACAAACAACTTGAACGCATTAAACAGTTATCAGGATCGTTGTTGAACAGTAGTGTAATGATCTCAGGAGCATTTAATAAATGAGATTTGTTGAAATAAAAGGCGGAGGCAAAGACGCAGATTATGCTCGCGGTAATGTGCCAATGCCAAAAAAGAAAAAACGTGGTAAGCATCCTTTAGAAAAGCAACTTGTTGGTTCAAGTGTTGAAAATAATAATACACCTATGAATGAAGCTGCACGAATTCAACATGCTGAAGACATTGTTTTTTGGGAAGGCTCTAAAGGTGTTGCTCGTGCGCTGGAAAGTTTAAAAAGTTTAGAGCAAGGAAAACATAGTGATGTTACAATCAAATGGGACGGCTCTCCCGCAGTCATTTTTGGCCGCGATGAGAATGGAGAGTTTATATTCACAGACAAATCAGGTTTTACAGCAAAAGGATACAACGGAAAAACAACATCAGCAAAAGAAATAAATCAAATGCTAATGGGCAGACCTGGAGCAAAGAATCCTGATAAAACAAAACGCGACAATTACATGAAGTTTGTAAATAATATGACAGACGTTTTTGACGAATACGAAAAAGCTGTTCCTAAAGATTATAGAGGATTCTTTAAAGGTGACATGTTGTATTTTAATACACCAGAAGTAAAAGATGGAAATTATATTTTTACACCTAATATTGTTACCTACACAGTTAAAACTGATTCAGACATAGGAAAACGAATTGGTGCAAGTAAAACTGGAATTGTTATTCACAGAGAAGTAGACGCTTCGGGAGCAGAAGGACCCTTAACAACTACAAACATATTTCAAGGAAATGAAGTTTTAGTTTTGCCGCCAGTAACTGTACAACAACCGCCACAGGTTAACGACAGTCATGTAAAAGAACTACAGGCAATGTTAAGTAAAAGTGCAAGTGCAATTGATAGTATGCTTAATGTTGATACATTAACACAGTTAAAATTAAAAAAATTACCAGATCTATTCTATGCTTACCTAAATTCAAAAGTTGATACAGGCTTAACTAATATAGGTGGTGACTTCCTACAATGGCTAGGCACTAAACCTAGTGTTAGTGAAACAGGCAAAAAGCGTGTTGCAGAGTATGTTGCACAAAATCAAGCAGGCTTTAATGCTATGTGGCAATTAGTCGCAGGAATAATGAAAGTTAAAGACGATATAATTAATCAATTAGAAACACAAGATTCTGATATCAAAGCAGTGATTGGACCACATGGACCTACGGATAAATCAACTCACGGAGAAGGAGGCGAAGGATATGTCCTTTCTCATCCTGGAGGTGATATTAAGTTAGTGCCAAGACAATTCTTTTCAAAAGCTAATAGATCAGTACAACGATAAGGAGAATGTAATGAACAAATATATGGAAGAGTTTGAAGCTGCTCTTAATAAAG